CCACCCGTCCCACCCGTCCAGGCGTAAATGGCTCTTCGGGCGTCCCACCCGGAAGTTCTACTCCCCGTGATCGTAGAACCGTGGTAAGGTGCCCTTGTGAGAATCGCGTTTTGGCTCCGCGTCGCCGGGCCGTTCCTGGCAGGCTGCTTCGCCGGGTTCTGCATCGCACTGGGCGTCGTCTTCGCGGTACGCGCAGGTCTCGTCTTCCAAGGCGACCCGGGCTACTTCCTGGCTCTCGCTCTGGCCGCCGCCTGCTTGCTCATCGGCGGATGGCTCGTCATCTTCAACGGAATGGAGTGGTACCGGAAATGAAACGACTTCTGGCGGCCCTGGTCGCCGCCGTCTCCCTGCTGGCCGGAGGGATCGCTGTAACGGCTCCCGTCGCCCAGGCGCAGGAAACGTCCGTGCAGAACTCTTCACCGACGTGCAACCCCGTCTCCAGCCTGCCGGTCGGCGTGTCCGGCTGTAAGTTCTGGACCAGTGGCAGTTCGAACCTGACCTGCATTGACGGATCTGCGATCAACGGCGCGTACTACCGCGTCGCCGCGATCGCCCAGGCATGGAACACCGCTGTCGGATCTCCGGGCGTGTTCGGTCTCGACTACTCCGACGACTGCGCCGCCGACGGATATCCGCCGTCGCGCCGGTTCGTGATCGGCGGCTACTACGGCGCGGCCGGTGACGACCACTGCTTCCTGCAAACCCTCACCGACCGGGTCCCCGGCACCAGCAACTTCGACTGGTGGACCAACGGCGCTCCGTCGGGGTACGTCAACTTCAACAACGACTGCCTGAACTCCCAGGCGAAGCGCGATCACGTGATCAGTGCGGTGATCGGCGCATCGATGGGCCTGGAGTACGTCAGCGGGCCGTCGACCCGGGTTATGAACATCACCGGCCCGACCACCATGCCCGACTCCGCGTCGGCGCTGTTCCTGTACCGGATCTACCTCGGGTACTACGGATGAGAGCGCGACTGCTGTTCGCGCTGGCGCTGATCGGCACGCTGTTCGCAGCGTCACTGGTCCCCGCTCACGCCACTGCTCAGGTCATTGAGCCCGGGCCGGACGTGTCCCGAAACAAGTTCATCAACGGCGCGATCTGCATCGGCTCCGCGCTGGACCCGGCGTACTACCCGGTCGGGGCCGTCGCCCAGCAATGGAACGTCGCGACCGATCCCGGGTACGGCATTCCGGACATCGCTCTGGACTTCAGCACGAACTGTGCTGCGGACGGCTACACGCCTTCACACCGGGCCGCCATCGCGACGTTCAGCAACCCGGACTACAACGGCTGCCTGTACTTCTCGAACGTCACGACCACACCCAGCACCGACGGCGATTCGTACATGAACTGGTGGACGGGAGGGCCAACGGTCTGGATCAACCGGGGTATCTCCGGCTGCGTCTCGACCGCATTCCGGCGCTCGCACCAGATCGCCGCCGCGATCGGCTGGGTGCTCGGTCTGAACGTGATGACCAGCTCCGGGTACGCCTCGCGAGTGATGTGCACGTGCTCGCTGGATACGTTGCGCGCGCCGTCGTTCTACGACGCCAGCAAGGCGAACCAGATCTACAGCGGGAGCTTCGGAACCTGATGCTGGGACGCAATCACTTTGCGAGTGGGGTGGTCACGGGCTCGCTCGTGGCCACCGCCACCCACCTACCGCCAGGCCAGGCGGTGGCCTTCATCGGCGTGACTTCAGTCTGTGCGCTGCTGCCGGACTTCGACCATCCGGACGCCATGCTCCCCCGGATGTTCGCCTGGCCGGGCCGCGCGGTGGCCGCGATCATTGGGCACCTGTTCGGGCACCGCACCCTCACCCATTCGTTCCTGGGGCTTGCGATCCTGACCGCCGGGCTCCTGTTCGTCCCCGGCTTGCCGCTGTACGCCGCCGGAGCGGTCCTGCTGGGATGCCTGACGCACATTGGCGGCGACATGCTGACTCTGTCCGGTGTGCCGGTCTGGTGGCCGCACAGGGTCATCTGGCGGCTCACCCCGCGTCGGTTCGCGTTCCGGACCGGCGGCGATATCGAGCACCTGGTGATGACCCCGCTGTTGGCGATCGCGGCGGTGGCCAGTCTCGGCCTGGTGGTGGCGCGGGCATGATGCGTTACAAGTTCTTCAAGCACGAAGGCCTGGAGCGCACTCCGGAGACGGACAAGCTGGCCGAAGAGCTGGCCGCGCACGCACTCCGGGATCAGTACCCCACGATCGAGGACCTGGCATTCCAGTGGGTCCGACACAACCAGCCGGACTGCTGGTTGCTTTTTGTCTCAGGATCAGAGCGAGAGGAAAACGAATGACCGACACTGCACAACCCTTGCCGGACGAGATCGAGCCGGTGGGGGACAGCGAGCTGACCCCACAGCAGCGACGACGGGCCGCCGCGTTGACCGAAGCCCGCTTCGTCCTCGCCACCAACGGCGGTCTCTTCGGTGGTCAGAAGCTCGGAGAGCACTTCACCGTCCAGGATCTGCTCACCGTCGGGGACTGGATCTTGGCCGAAGGGCCGTTCGCCACCCTGGAGCAGGTCGGTGCGTTGCCGATCTCGCAGGCCGACGCTGACTCCGTCTGGGCTGCGCCTGCGCCGGATGGTGGCCTGCCCCCGGGTGAGCTGCCGCTGGGAGGACTGGAGCAGTCCTCCGCGCTGGATGACCCGGAGCCGCACCAGGGCATCAGCATCGAACCGGAGGACGACGACACTGACGTCCTGCCGACGTACCCGGAAGACGCGCTACCGCGATGACTGGAGTAGCGAAACGCCGGATCGACTACAACGACGGGACCCAACTGCTCGTCGGCAACGCCACCGCCAATGAGACCTCCGACGGGTTTCACACGATCGCGGAGCTGTACCAGCACCGGTTGTTGCTCACCGCAGCCCTGTTCCTGTCGTGGAAGCTGATCGACGGCGAATGGAGTGATGAGCCGTTCAGCCCTCACAAGTCGATGCTTCACTCCGACGGAGAGGTCCCGTTCGGGGGTGGCTGGTTCATCGTCGTGGCTCAGCTCCCCACCGGCCAGATCAGTTATCACTACGAGCTGAAGGACTGGGACCTGTTCAACATCCCCGAGCGAGCACGTGCAGCTGAATTCGACGGCCACACGGCGCAGGACGTGGCCGACCGATTGGAGAGCTTCCTGAAGCCGGACTCGCCCGGTAGTCTGTAGACACTCCTTTCGCGTGGAGCTGACCGAGACATCCCGCCAGTCACGACTGGCGGGGTGTTTTCGTTCTGCCGTGCTCTACCATTCGTATGACATCTGGTTACTACTTCACGGGGAGTGAGACAGTGCCGTTCTGGCTGGCCGTCATCCTGGGGTTTCTGATCGTGGCGCGCTCTACCCGTTTCGTGAACAGTGACGTACTGGCCGAACCGATCCGGATGTGGGCCGACGGCATCGAAAAGCCCGGGCGGCTCCGCAAACCGAAGCGCTGGCTACGGCGTCCGCTGTACGCCGTGTTCGGCGACGAACTCTCCATCTTGGCTACCTGTCCGTGGTGCCTTTCGATCTGGTTCGCGTTGCCGGTGGCAATCGTCTCCGTATCGATCTCCTGGCCGTACGACGGCGATGGCTGGTACGCCGTACTCGGTCTCTGGTTCGGCTACAGCTACCTGTACGGCCTGGCCGCGATCAACTTGGACGACTGATGAAGCCGCCGCCGCACTGCCCTGAAGGCTGGGAGCCGATCGCACCCGCCGACGCAGTGCCAGGCGATGGAGTCCTAGTGCCCACCGGTGTGATCATCGAGCTAGATCACCACATGTTCGATCCGTATCCCCGTCTCGTACGGCAGTGCTCCTGGGCTGTACGTCGCATCCCCGCCCACATCCCCACCCCGCCGAAACCGGAGGTCAGCACGAAGTGAGCGAGGAAGTCTTCGACGCCACGAGCGCGCCAGAGTTCACCACGATCCATGAGCCGATCCGTGACCGGCCGGACCTCCCACCACGCGCCATCACCGCAGCCGCTCAGGTCCTGAACGGACCGAAGATCGAGCGTGTCAAGCGCAAGCAGACCGGCAAGGGGCTTCCCTGGCAAACCGCGTCCTGGGAGTTTTACGACGAGATCGGCGAGTACTCCTGGTCCGTCGAACTGCTGGCCACCCATGTCTCAAAGGTCCGGCTCATCGCCGCTCGGGACGTGCCGGGTGGGGACGAGCCGATCCAGGTCGGCGGGGAGTATGAGCTGGACGGGGAGACCCACCAGCCGTCACAGATCGAGATCGACGCCGCCGCGCTGGTGGCGGCCATCGCCGGGGGTACGGCGGGCCAGCAGCAACTCATGTACCGGGGCGCGGTGCAGAAGATCGTGGCTGCGGAGTCGTACGTCGTGGTCCGGCCCGATCCCGACGGCGGCGACCCGCGATGGGACGCCTACAGCAACGAAGAGATCCAGTACAGCGCCAACGGCTGGAAGATCAACGACGGCACGGAGACGTACACCCTCACCAACGACGATGTGTTGATCCGGGTCTGGCGTCCGCACCCGAAGAAACGCTCCGAACCGCGCTCGTCCAGCAAGCCACTGCTTCCGGTGCTGGCCGAAATCAAGGGGCTTACACAATCGATCGGGGCCCGGATCGACTCCCGGCTAGCCGGTGCCGGAGTCTTGTTCATCCCTGAATCCGCCGCGCTCATGTCCAACCAGAGTGCGGACCTGGAAGACGGCGAAGACCCCTTCGTCGCCGAGCTGATTGACTCCATGCTGACCCCGATCCACGACCGGGACTCAGCTGCCGCCGTCGTACCGATCGTGGTGCGGGTGCCGGACGACTCGATCGGCAAGGTTCAGCACATCCGCTTTGAGGTCACCACGAAGGCCGAAGAGGCAGCTCAGCGCCTGGACGCAATCGGCCGGATGGCCATGGCCGTGGACCTTCCCCGCGAACAGGTCGAAGGTCTCGGGGCCATGAATCACTGGGGCGCGTGGCAGGCCGACGAGTCCACCGTGAAGGGACCGGTGGCCACCCTCGCTTCTATCGACGCGCACGCCTACACCGTCGGCTACCTGCGCCCGGCCCTGCTGGAGATGGGTCACAGCGAAGAGGACGTGGCCAGCCTGCTGGTCTGGTACGACCTCACCGACCTGATCCAGCGCCCGGACCGTTCGGACCAGGCGCTCCAGGTCTTCGACCGGGGCGGGCTCAGCTTCGCCGCGCTCCTGCGGGAAACCGGCTTCGATGACTCCGACGAGCCGACCGAAGAGGACACCTGCCGCCGTCTCCTGCTCCAGATGGTGGAGGCTGACCCGACCAACGCCGCGAAGTGGCTGGAAGCACTCGGTCCGTGCGCCGGGCTCACCCTGCCTCCGCTGACGGACATCTTCGGCGACGGCTCGGTCATGGTCCCGCAGCAGCCCGGCCAGCCAGGAGCGCCCGCGATCGAGCCGACCGGCCAGCAGGGACCGCCGAACACTGACCAGCAGCAGCTCACCGCGTCCGTGGTGGTTGCCGAAGGCGCGTGTCCGGATCCCGTGGACTGTCTCTACGGCACCTGTGAGCTGGCCGTCCTGCGGGCCCTGGAGCTGGCGGGGAAGCGGATGCGGGGCAGCTCCCCGCGTAACGTCCGCAGCGGCCTGCTGACCGTCCCTGCCCACGAGCTGCACTGCAACGGCGTCGTGGCGTCGGCGTCCACCCACACCACAGACAGCCTGATGGAAGGCGCGTGGTCGCCGCTGGCCATCACCCTGCCGCACCGGGAAGCGCTCGTGGCCGACCTGGACCAGTACGTCCGGTTGCTGATCGAGACCCGCCAGCCACACGATCCGGAATGGCTCCGGCCGATCGTCGCGAAGCACGCAGCATGAGTACGCTCCGGCAGGACTTTCCGGACGGAGCACGGTTCTATCGCAATCCGGAGGGAGAGCTGGCTCTGAGCTGGGAGCTGACGGACCCAGCCGTAGATTCCCTCGCACGAGAGCCGTACCCCGGCTATAACTCCCTGCACAAGATCGAACGGCACATGACCGTTCAGGATTGGGTGGACCTGCACACGATCGATGGCACGACATACGACGTGATCGAGACTGGGGGCGGGGAAATCGTCAGCGTCGTACTGAGCCTGCCGGGCGGAGGAGTCTCGGCTGGTCCAGTAGTGTCCCGTCGGTTCCGGCTCGTGCGGTATCACGACGTGTCCGGGATCAGCGGTACCGGCGTCGTCGCACACGGCGTCCAGATGCCTGACGGCTTCGTGGCGCTGCGGTGGTGTGTTCCGGGGATGCCCGCCACCTGGAACCTGTTCGACGCGATCGAGCACGTGGAGCTGCTGAATGGGCACCAGGGTAAGACCGAAGTGGAGTGGATCGACTGATGGCTGACGACCCCTTCGCCCGGCTGGCCGCCCAGCGCGAACGCGAGCACGCAGAGCTGGAGCGCATCACGACCGCCGTCGGCCAGGCGGCTCTGGCCGACACGATGGCCGGGCTGTGGGCCCATGTGCTCGGTGTCCGGACCGTGCTGGTGGCGGCCAGCGACAAGCCGAACAGCGACGGCATCGAGCTGGTGGCGAAGCGGCTGTGGAGTCAGGCACTGGAGCGTTGGGTCCGGCCGGTCGCGGTCTGGTCCTGGCGCAAGCAGGGCAACACCGACAGCGCCGCCTTGGATCGGCTCTGGATCGCGCTGTCGGAGCGCATGGGCTGGACGATCGACCTGGTGGTGAACGCCGTCGGCGCGGCCCTGACGCACATCTCCCGCGACACGCCAGACGCGCAACGCTCGTACGTCGCCGAACTGCTGAGCTTGGACGGCATCACCCTGAGCCTTTGGGAACAGATTCACGAGCTGGAGGAAGACCTCCAGGACCCCTCCGTCGGCCGCACTGATTCCGATGCTGCCTTCGCGCGCCGCGTCCGGCTCCAGGCCGACCTGTTCCAGGCCGAAGCCAGCCGGGCCCGGAGCAAGGGCTTCGCCGCGATGGCCACCGTGGACAGCGAGCGCGCCGACGAATGGCGGCAGCTCGCGCGTACGTCGAACCGGCCGCCGTCGCAGGTCCGCAACGCGGAGAACAAGCTGGCCCGGCATGACGAGCGGCTGTTCCACGATCCGGCCATGGATCCCGGCAAGCTGGCGCGGCTCCAGGCCAAGCTGTTCAAGCTGAACGGCGAAGCCCGCCACGGGCACGAGTCCTGGCGGAACAGCATCACCCGCGACGCCCGCGCCGTCGCGACCGGGCTCCTGAACGCGTCCACCCTCCAGTACGGCATCGGCCAGGCACAGGCCACCGGCCAGGAGTGGATCAAGCGCTGGCAGGCCACGCTGACCGATACCCGCACCCGGCCCACTCATCTGAAGGCGAACGGCCAGGTGGTGCCGATCCTGGATGAGTTTCACGTCGGCGCGGGCTTGCTCGACCACCCGGCCGACTTCGACGCGCCTCCGGAGGAATTCTGGAACTGCCGGTGCAGCATGATCGTGATGAGCCGCGCCGACCACGACGCCATAGCCGAAGCGCTGCCGGAAACGATGGTGGCGGCAACGATTGGAGAGACCGTGACCGTACCGGCCGCTGAACCGGCGGACACCGAACTGAGCGACATGCCGCCGTTGATGTGGCACGGCGTGATCACGCTGGAAGAGACCTACACCGGGGACCGCCGGTTCTTCCGGAAGGATGCCATTCGCACCCAGGCGCTTCCGCTGCCGATCCGTTTCCAGCGCGAGGACTGGGGCGGCCACTCCGGTGCCGTCGTCGTGGCGAACGCCGAAGGAGTACGGCGATACGGCAACGAGATCCGGGCCTGGGGCACCTTCGCCGACGGCACGCTGACGCCGGAGGTCGAAGAGGTCGTCGGCCTGATGGCCACCCGGATGATCCGGGGTATCTCGATCGACGGGGACGACGTGCTGGACAGCCAGTTCGAGCTGGAGGTGGATGCCCAGGCCAACGCATACGAGATGTACGACAGCATGCGGCTCCGGGGCGCGACGATGTGCGCCATCCCCGCCTTCGACGGAACGGAGACCACGCTCGGTCCGCCGCCGCCGGAGTGGCTGCTGGAGGGGGAGCCGGTGCTCGTCCAGCAGAATCAGCCCGAAGGCGGAACCCGGCCGCTGGACGAGATCTCGGACGAAGAGCTGGAAGCCATGCTGGCGGCCAGCCGGGTGCCGGAGAACCTGGCGGAGTACTGGACTGTCGGCGAGGGCGCGGCGAAGGTCCGCTGGGGCACCACCGGCGACTTCAACCGGTGCCGGGAATTGCTCGCCCAGTACGTCACGCCCGGCCAGCTCTCCGGCATGTGCGCGAACCTCCATCACCGCGCGCTTGGCGTCTGGCCCGGCCAGGAGGCCGCGCTGACGACTCCGTACCTGCTGGCGTCGGTGGACACCGATATCAGCGTCGCCGACCTGGAAGCGCTGTGGAAGTTCACCCGCCAGCAGTTCGACCCGCGCGAGCTGGGCGAGCTGACGCCGGTGACGATCGATGACGAAGGCAACGTGTTCGGGCATATCGCCGGGTGGGCCACCTGCCACCAGGCGTTCTCCGACATGTGCGTCACGCCGCCGCGCTCCCAGACGAATTACACTCTGTTCCACACCGGGGCCGTTCGGCTGGACGATGGTACGGACCTGCCAATCGGAAAATTGACCGTCGGTGCCGGGCATGCTAACCCCAACGGTCTCGGTGTCCGGGGGGCGACGGCGCACTACGACAACAGCGCGCTTGCGGTCGCGATGGTGCGCGCGACCGAGGACCGCTTCGGCATCCAGGTGTCCGGCGTGGTCATCCCCGGTACGCCGGAGGACAAGATCCAGGAGCTTCGCCGCTCGCCGATCTCCGGCGACTGGCGGACGTACCGGGGGAACCTGGAACTGGTGGCCGCGCTGGGCGTGAACTCTCCCGGCTTCCCGATCCCGCGCACGCTCGTGGCGTCACTGGAAGGCCGTCAGGTCTCGTTGGTTGCCGCAGGCTACGTTCCGCGCGATCTGGACGGCGAGGCCGAAGCGCTGGCCGCCCGGATGCACGCCCCGCTGGTGGCTTCGCTGGCGATCCGGATGGAGCCGACCAGCGCTGAACTCGATACCCGCGCGGCTAAACTGGCCGCGCGGATGGCGACACTGACAACGGAGGACTAGGGCTATGGGCTGTGGCTGCGGTGGGAGCAAGGCGGTCGCGATGAAGACGGTTCCGACGTTCGAGATCGAGGGCGATCCCGACGGCATCCGGTACCTGACCGAGCTGGACGCGATCCGGCAAAAGGCCGAACGCTCGCTGGACGGCGACGTGGTGCCGTCGGCGAAGTAAACTCTGAAGTAGCGGCTGCGCCGGTTCGAATCCGGCCGGGGGCTTGAGTTACGGCTCCTGTGGTGAGAGGCCAAACACGTGCCCTGGCGTACAGGTAGGTTGCCGCGAAGAACGCCAAAACAGAACCCCCGGTGTGTGAGGCCGGGGGTTCTGTGCTGTCACCAGAGCCTGATCCAGAACGGGCCGAAGCGGATGGTGCAGCCGAAGCGTTTCCTGCGTCTACGTCTTGTCATGTTCAGTGTGACGCCTCATTCACTGGATCAGTTCCAGCTCGATCACACGCCCGACCGACCGGAAGCGAACCTCCAGCCCAGCCGCCTTCGCTTCCCTGCGGATCTCCAGCGCGCGACCCCTCCGAGCTGCCGCGCCGGTCAGGATCAGGGACCCTGACCGGCGGAGGATGGCGAGCGCGTCAGCCTTCACGCCTCGATCCACAAGTTCACTGCCGCGTAGATCGCGCCGCCCGGACGAGCCGCGTTCTCCGCCTTGCAGATCGTGTAGGCCGGGCGGCCGTTGTCGGGGTGGCCCGGTGCGGCAACCATCGCCGTAACGTTGGCGACCTTCCACGCGGTCGGGGCTTTCTCGCTCTTGAAGACGATGGTTCCGGTGGTGAGGTCGGCGTCGGTGGCGATTCGGCGGCTCATCTTGTTCTCCTTCGTTGTTCCTTGCTGACAGGTAGAACATTACCGGGTCATGCTCTACCCGTCAACACTTTCGGTGGTGTCAGTTTCGAGCTTCTACGGAATCCACCACGCCACGCTGTAACCTGTGCATGAACGTTCGCTGCTGGCTTCGGGCCGGGTAAACACGACCTCCCGACTCTGGAGAGCACAGTGGACCCGATCACCCTTCAGGACCTCCTGAACCTGCTGGCCGATGGCGGCGACCTGGCCGAGCACCTGAGCACCGCAGTCACCGAAGGCCGCCTGACCACCGAGCAGGCCGACGAGCTGACGAACGAAGCCCTGGACGCGTTCAACACGCTCCAGAACGCGGAGACGCGCACTGCCGCCGACGTGGCGCAGATGACCGCGCTCGTGGAGACCACCGAAGCCGTCCGCGCCGCGCGCGGTCAGGTCGTGGCCGCCCAGGAAGCGGAGGCCGCGCAGATCGCCGACCTGGCAAACCGGATCGGCGCTTCGGAAGACAGCACCACGCCGGACGAGCCGGGCGACGGCTCCGAGGACGGGGAGACCGAGGAAGGCGAGGGTGAGGGCGAAGCCGACGGCGGGAGCGCCAGTGACGGGGACGCTCTGGACATCGCGAACGCGCCCGTGGTGGACCTGACCGAGGAAGAGCCCGCGCTGGTCGCAGGGAACCTCCCGGCCACGACGCCGACCCCGCGCCGTCCGCGCGTCGACCTCGGAGCCATCGCCCGGCGCACCACGCGTCCGGAGCCGACTCCGCAGAACCAGGGCACGGACCGCCCGTTCGGTGGCGCGCTCGTCGCGTCCGCCGGTGCGCCGCGTTCCGCCCCGGCCGCCGGTACGTCGTACCAGAGCTGGCAGGACCTTCGGGTCCATGTCCGAAGGTCAGCTCCGCTCGCTCGTCGCGTCGGCCGACGCCACCGGGATGCCGTTCCGGCAGAACACCGGCCTGGCCACCTTCCGCCTGGACTTCCCGGAAGAGCTGACGATCAACGACCCGTCGGCCGACTCCAGCGAGATCCTCGCGCGGGCGGCCAACGTGAACCGTGCCGGTGGCGCTGCCCTGGTCGCGGCCAACGGCTGGTGTTCCCCGTCGGAGACCATGTACGACCTCTGCGACCTGCCGTGCTCGCTGGACGGCATTCTGTCGCTGCCGGAGGTCAACGCACCGCGTGGCGGTCTGCGCTTCACCAAGGGGCTCGACTTCGCCGCGATCTACAACGGCACCGGGTACTTCCACTTCACGGAAGCCCAGATGGCCGCCATCCCCCGCCCGGACAAGCCCTGCATGGAGATCCCCTGCGCTGACTTCGAGGACCACCGCCTCGACGTCGACGGCCTGTGCATCACCGGCGACATCATGCAGAGCCGGACGTACCCGGAGCTGGTCGCCCAGTTCATGCAGGGTGCGATGTGCGCGCACGCCCACCGGGTGAACGCGTTCAAGCTCGCGGCCATGGATCTCGGGTCGGCCAGCCAGGGTTCCATCACCCAGGCCGGGTACGGCGCGGTCGCGAACGTGCTGTACGCGATCGAGCTTCAGATCCAGGCGTACCGCTACCGTGGCCGCCGCGCCCAGGAAGGCAGCCCGGCTCTCCTGGAGCTGGTCGCGCCGTACTGGATCAAGGGCGTGCTCCGTGCGGACATCGCCAACCGCAACGCCCCGTCCGGCGTGGGCAACCCGCTGATGGTCTCGGATGCGGACATCGCGGCCTGGTTCTCCAGCCGTGGCGTCGCCGTTCGCTACGTCTACGACTGGCAGGACCTGGAGACGATCGAGGACGACCTGACCGGCGACCCGACGCCGATCACCGACTACCCGGACAACGTGGAGTTCATGCTCTACGAGGCCGGTACGTGGGTCGTGCCGACGCTGGACCTGATCACCCTGGAGTCCATCTACGACTCCACGTTGATCAAGCAGAACAAGTTCACCGCGCTCTTCACCGAGCAGGCGTTCACGATCGTGGAGCGCTGCTTCGGCTCGCTGAAGTTCACCGTGCCGATCTGCGCCAACGGCAACACCGGCGCTCAGGTCGCGATCACCTGCACGCCGGACATCGTACCGACGGGTGCGACCGCCGGTACGCCGGGTGCCTTCACTCCGGCGGGCGCGAACCTGCCGGATACCCTCGCGGACCTTCAGGCCGGTTCCGTCACTGCGTCTCCGGCGACCGCCTGGACGGCGGGTCAGTACGTCGTCCTGGGCGACAGCTCGCACGCCCACTGGGACGGTAACTCGTGGGAGGCTGGGGCCGCGTAAGCCCCTGGTCGGGGGGCGGCCGTCGCCGCCGTGCGGCCGGACCCCC